TATACCAATCTTCTTGGTACAATCATCAAGAGCTTTAGCTATTGCTTGGTCGTCGCCGTTCTCATACACAATGTCTTCTGACTTTTGTTTAAGAGCTTCTAGCTGTGCAAGTTGTTTGCCTTCTGGTCTGGTTCTTAATTCTCTATCAACCAGAGCCTCTGCCCACTTCCTTAATTGGTCTCGGCACATTTTTAAAGTTGCTGGCTTACCTCTTCGGTCTGCCATGTCGTATGACAAGTCCTTCTCGCCTTCCTTATCCTTCTTCGCCTTCCTATGGAAGAAAGTCATAGCTTGGTGTTGCACACGTTCAAGTTGCATCTCTGCTTTTTCTAAAGCATCAATGATTTTGTCAGCTCCCATTTTCTTTGAGAGTTTTACAACGATCCTATCAGTTGCATCAGTCTTATACTGTTTTATTAACAGTTCTTGTTCTTGAATTAATGGATCAAAATGACGTCTTATTTTCTTTTCATAATGCTCCACTTTATATTTTGGCATGTGTGCCATGTTTTACCTCTTTCTGTTTTTATTTATATTTGACAAACTATCCCAAATATTATAGGATGTCAATATGAAAGATATAGATACAGATAAAATAAAAGAGTTAGTAGAAAGAGTAAAATCAGCAGAACATAAAACTGATTTTGTAATTAGTTGGTTTGCTAAAAAATATGGTAAAACTATTTTTAGAGCTGGTCATTTAAATAAAATTGGTTGTAAAACTTGGGAAAGAAATGGGGATAAATATATTTGTTTTTTTGATACAATGAGAGATAGATATACAACAGCAATAAACCCTGTTATAACTTATAAGAGAAAGGTGAGTTAAATGGTATTTTGGATATGTATGTTGATATTGGTTCACGTATTAATATTGATAGGGTTGCCTAGATGGTAGAGTTTTGGCAATTGATATTTATGGAATCGCCTATGGAACTGCGGATTATGTTCGCAGTTTTTATGGCGGCTCTGTTGTGGGAAATATTTAAGAAAACTTGAGCCCTGATCTGGTTGAAATAATTGTACTAGTCTGCGGACGCGCGGGCCAGATCTGGGGTCAAGTGGTGGGAGCATACTAATGGGTCCCCCCGAACCGCTGGACCACGGCTCCTGGGTCATGAGCCATGATAACAACTGACTTGGTAAGTTTGGAGTTCAAGCCATTAAAATGAACTCTAGGTTTTTGTGCATTTCCCCTCACCTGAAATGCACGAGCAACAAGCACCAAGCACCAAGCTTGACAAGACATCCCAGATAATATATGATGAAGACATATGAGAATTAGAAAGAAACTAGTAAAAGAAATAAAAAAGACAAACCCTGACCTAGCCGATGAGATTAAGTATATGTCGGTGAAAGAGTTTAAAGCGTTGATGGAAGTATTCAACGTTTGGTGCAGGTTATAAAACTTGAGCCCTGATCCATAGATGGAGCTCCAACGGTGAAGAGCCTAAAGCACATGTTGAACTCTATGGATCTGGGGTCAAGTGTTCTAAAGTGTGACCTAGGTATTCTATTTAACGCTATGCAATAGATCGAATACTTGACCATTTGTGAGTGTAAGGTTTAACTCTCCCCAAGTCCTGCAGGGTTGTGCAGGGCAAACTTGACCATGGAACATGGCGCTTGGAAAAATAATAGTGGATGAAAACCTAATAAGTTCACCGGCGTGGCTAGATCGTAATCAATCGAGAGGCCGGTATCCAAGGTAGCGCCAAGATCCAAGCACCAAGCACCACGGAACAGGGAACAAGCAGCAAGCAGCAAGCTTGACAAGCATCTAGCTATAGGATAAGATGGGACTAGAAAGAAGAGGTAAACATGATAATAGATAGAACACCAACAGAAGGAGCTGTAAGAATCTCTAGTACTATTAATAATCACCTGGTTACCAGGGTTTATTATTTTATGACAAAGAAGGAAGCAATTGAATCATTTAGAAAGGAGTTCAATGAGAAAGAAAATAGATAACAACAACTTAATACCATGGTTCATGGACGATCACCGGAATCTACCAGCTGATTACTTAGAATCTTGCCAAAGATTCTTCCTTGAGTTGGATAGAAAACAATCAGAAAAAGCAAAAACTTATACAAAAAGATATATAGAATGGAGAAAGGGAAGGTAAACATGAGTACATTTAAAGAAGGTTTTATTAAGTATGGTCAGGACCATGGTTACATAAAACCAAAAAAGAAAAGTGAGACTTGCGAAGGTAAGCTTCGCAGGATGTGCAAGAGCATTGCACAGGAAATAACGGAAGGGGAAGATGCAGATGTCGGTCAGTGGATGGAAGGCGTCTACGACATCGAATGGATCACGTACCAAGACGGACGTTACAAGGCAGCCAGATTGCTGGTTGCAGGTGGCGGACCTACTATCTGGGTGAATGTGTATACAAATGAAGTCGAAGGTTATTGGGCCGGTGATAAGGTCATTGAGCCATTCCAAGACAACTTAGAATTACGAGCATATTTAGAGGAACTACATGCCAGCAAATAAAGCAATTAATGAAGCAGCTAATATGTGGAACAAGACTAAAGATCCTAAATATAAAAAGCTCTGGTATAAATTAGTAAAACAATTTTCTGAGGAACTACATGCCAGTTCAAAGTAGAGACTACGGATCAATTTTGTACAACCATTACCTCTGGTGTCTCGACCAAGGTCGAGACACTTCTTGGTGGCACAAGGACCAAGCTTCAAGCATCAAGCATCAAGCCTCTTCTACGAAGAGTCTTGACAAGAGTTTAGCTATGGGATATTCTAGGACTATAACTGATGGTAACGCGCGTCATGCGCAGCTCAATGCGAGCCCATCACGGATCCCTGGTATTTCGGGCCGTCAGACGCATAGTAAAACGGATGTCAGTCTCCCACAGGAGCAATCCGGGCGCAGGCACCTGCCAGGGATAAAAACTTCAAGCAACAAGCGTCAAGCAGCAAGCATCAAGCACCAAGCTGTTCCAGGTAACAAGCACACGGTTCAAGGCCCAGGCACCAGGCACCAAGCTCTGTGCCACGGGCAGCAAGCTCCGCGATCCTCGAACCAGGGTACAAGCGCACCTCAGCATGTTTCTCTGACCTCGGACCAAGGGTCCGAACTATGATGTAAGTATTGTGTGGATGTGTCTTATGCCACGCAATTTGGTGTGGTGAAAATCTAATTTTTTTACCTCGTGTAACTTTAAATTCTACAGTGAAGAATATATTATTTTTGTTGTAGCACAACGCATCCGGCATTCCAATTAAGCTTAAATTTTCTATACGATTGTATATAATTTCAGGGGAAGCTTTCTTAAAATCTTGGTACAATTTACGCTCAGGTTTCATACAGTTTTTAAGGTTACAGATGCACTTCTTTAGTAATCTTTCTGTAGTTTTTTAGGTAATATTAAATTTGATGGTTTCTCTGTTTTTAAAACTAATCTGTGCGCGCTATGTTGTTCAAAACCCACAATGGGCATAGCATGTTCATGTACTTCCATACGTTTAACGGCTGCTAGTTTGCCATTTACTTCTACAAATATTTGAGCATTTTTAATTGCATCAGATCCTTCGGTAAATTTTCCAAGAAATTGTTGTAGATCTTGCACCCGCACTAAATTACACCAGCTTTTTTCAATTGTTGTATTTGATTATCAACTTGATCAGCAAGTCTGTAATTATCTTTAGTTAACTCCTCTATAATTTTTTTCTGACCAGTTATTTGGCTATCAAGATTAGCAGTTTGTGCTGCTTTCATTTTCCACTCGTATAATTCCTTTCTTAATTCACCATTCATCGCTCTATGTACTTTAGAAATACCCTCTAGTTGAGCTATTCTTTTCTTTTGTTCTGAAATTATTTGTTCTAAATCATTGGGTCCCTTTCTACCAGGATCTAGATCATGATGTTTTAAATCATGTTTAAAGTCAGGCCCTGTAGCATGTGATCTACCAGAGTCTTCCATTTGTGACACCTGAGCTGCAAACTCTTCAGCGTCTTTTTTAGTTGTTACCATTTTTTACCTTTTTTATTTTTAATAACTTTGCTTTCATGTATGCATTGACATTATAGGATTGTTACCTTAAATTGTCAATATGGGAGTACCAAAAAGATTAACTGAAATGCAAAAAAGATTTGCTGAATTGCTTGTATTTGGTGGACCAGATGGGCCACTAACAAAAGCAGAAGCAGCAAAACTTGCTGGATATTCTCCAAATAGATGTAGGCAAGAGGGGTCTGAATTAACAAACCCTAGATTAAACCCATTAGTAGCTAAATATTTAGGAGAGCTAAGGGAAGAAAGATTAAAAAAACATGAAGTAACTTATGCTAGTCACGTTGCCGAGTTGAATCGGATAAAAGAGATGGCTTTGAAGAAAGGTTCTTTCTCATCTGCTGTAAACGCAGAAACAAACCGTGGCAAGGCAGCAGGATTATACATAGACAGAAAAATAATAAAGACAGGGAAAATAGAAGACTTATCAGAAAAAGAGCTAGAACAAAAAATGCAACAGATATTAGAAGATTATTCACAGATTATTAATGTTACCCCCGAACCAGAAAAGATCGAGGGCAACAAGAAAAAGAAAAATTAATCTTTAGATTCTTCGTCTTCATCCTCAATATCTTCATCTTCCACATCAACATCATCTTGCATTTCTAGAACGTCCATGATGTTTGCGATTTTGTTTTCTAACGCTTCCACCTTTTCTTCTAGTTGTTCGATTTTGTTTTTGTTTTCGTCTTCGTTGTTTCCGAACATGTTTTCTCTCCTTTGGTTGATTGAGTCCCCATACATACTTGCTTGTCCACAACCAATCAATCATTTTGTTTCCTATGTGTTGGGTATTTTTTCCATTTTAATAATACAACCGATAGGAAATATATTCCTATCAGAAAAACATTCCTCTTTAATATCGTAGGAACTAAATGTGTATAAAAACTTTTTTGTTTTTTTGTATACATAA